TAATGATAGTAATAAAAAAAGATACGAATTGAAAAAAAAAGAAATATTAGATAAATGCAATAAATATTATCATAATAATAAAGAGTCCATATTGTTTAAATCTAAATCTAAACCTAATTCATATCAAAAAAATAAAGAACAGCACATATTATATAGAGAAAAAAATAAATTAAAATATTTAGAATATATTAAAGAATATCAAAAAATTACTCAATTAAAAAAATATCATAATGATCCTGTATATAAAACTAAAAAAATAATAGGGAATCAAATTAGAAAATTTTTAAAAGGACATAAAAGTAAAAAAACCGAGACAATTTTGGGGTATTCATATTTCTATTTTATACAAAAAATAGGAACTCCTAAAAAAAATGAACACATTGATCATAAAATCCCAACGTCATGGTTTAAAGAAAATACACCTGTTGATATTATATGGAATTTGCATAATCTTCAAATAGTTGATGAAACCTATAATAGATCTAAATTAAATACATTTAATGATATAGTTGATAAAAACTATTTAAATGAAATTATAAATTATATAAAAGAAGAATACCAAAATAAATTAAAAAAACAATAAAAATATTATTTTTTAAATTACTTTATAATATGTATGATATATACCCAACAAAATGTGTATATGATTTTGAAAATACCATTTTAGATATGGCAAACAATCGTTTATTATGCTCATTTTCTAGTCTAGAAGAATTAGATGCTCTAATAGAAAATATAAGAAGCATGTACACTATAATGTATAACAAAATGTTTGTGCTTTATGTTAAAAGTACAGATGAATACGTTATTACATATAACATAGAGCAAGGTAACATTAACAACATACCATCCAATACAATACTCGTACATAGAAAAAAAGAGTACAATGTATTATATACAATAAATGCTCTTAATGAATTAATCAAAAAACTAAATGGAGGAGTTGTTAACCCATCTTTCCCTATAGATTGGCAACATTATCGTAACAGCATATTGTTGACTAACCAGAATGAATTAAAACAACTAAACACAAAAATTCATAAAATTATAGAATTATGAGTAAGGAGTTTAAAAGAATGCAAAAATTAGCTGGTATTAATGAAATAAAAATTAATAAACCATCTGAAAATTATAGAGCAATAATTAATAAATCTAGAATACCCACAGGCTGGGATGAAATAGAACCATACCAAGATGAAGAAGATGAAAATATAAAAATAGCAGAATTCATAGCCCCATCGGAAGGATGGGATTGGAACAATATGGATCATGTATTTATAGAAAAAACCCCAGAAGGAAAATTCATAGTTGATAGTTATGTAGCGTTTGGCGATTTTGGCAATGCTGTTGAATCTAATACCTTTTCAGAAGCTATAATAGACGCTATTGAAATAATGAATAATTTTAAAGAAGACTGGGATGATATTGACGATTATGCAAGAGATATAGACAATTAATTTTAAAAATAGTTTGGCTACTCAAAAATAGGTTATTATATTAATGTTATATTTAAAAATTTATAATTCATGGATTTAAATGAAATCAAGAGTCGCTTAAATGCACTCCAGCAATCAAAATCATCTAAAGGTGGTGGTGAAAAGAAAAATGTGTTTTTCAAACCAGCAATTGGAAAACAAGTAATTCGTGTTGTACCAAACAAACACAACAAGAAGAACCCATTTACAGAAGTACTAATACATTATGGTATCGGTAACAAAACAATGATATCTCCTCAAAATTGGGGTGAAAAAGATCCAATTGTTGAGTTTGCAAAAGAACTTCGTAAAACAGGTGATAAGGAAAATTGGCGTTTAGCTAAGAAACTAGAACCAAAAATGCGTATATTTGTTCCTGTAGTAGTACGTGGACAAGAAAGTGAAGGTGTTAAGTTATGGAACTTCGGTAAGGAAACTTATATGGATTTCTTAAACTTAGCAGACAATGAAGATATCGGTGATTTCACTGACGTCGCTGAAGGTAGAGATATTACCTTAACTACAGTTGGACCTGATGTAACAGGTACATCTTACAATAAGACAACAATAATGCCTCGTACTAAGCAAACTGTATTAGTAGATGATAAGACACTTGTTAAGAAACTACTTGAAGATCAACCTAATCCGATAGAGACATTTAAGAAATTTTCTTATGACGAGATGAAACAAGCACTCCAAGACTGGCTAAACCCAGAAGAAACTGAAGAAGCAGAAATTGAAGAAGAAAGTACTACAGGTGATTTACCATGGGAAAAAACACCAACCCCAGCTAAGAAAAATTATGAGTTAAAGGCACCAGTTAAAAAGTCAAATAAAGCTGATAAGTTCGATAAGCTTTTTGAAGAAGAAGCCGATAATACGGACGATGATGATAATGATGATAATGATGATTAATCATCTTAAATAAGCCCCCGAAAGGGGGTTTATTTTTCTAACATTAAAAAATAAATTATATTATGGCAAAGAAAAAAGATGCAGCATCGCTGAGTGAAATTGTATCCTCTGAACTCAAATTAAGTTTTGACCTTGATAAGTATAAAGAGAAAAAACTTATGAATAACAATGTAAAGTTTAAGGAACAAACATGGATACCATTTTCTCCTGCTCTTCAAGATGTCTTATCACTTCCTGGTATTCCTGTAGGTCATATCACAATTGTTAGAGGTAGATCTAACACAGGTAAAACAACTACTTCTATTGAAGCAGCAACTGAAGCTCAAAAGATGGGTATATTACCTGTAATTATTATCACGGAAATGAAACATGATTGGAACCACTGGAAAACTATGGGGTTTCAAATGGAAGATGTATTTGAAGAAGAAACAGGTGAAATAGTAGATTATAAAGGTTTCTTTCTATATAGAGATAGAAGTACACTAAATTCAATTGAAGATATAGCTACTTTTATGCTCGATATAATCGATGACCAAAATAAAGGAAAATTACCATATAACTTATTATTCATATGGGACTCAGTTGGCTCAATACCTTGTAATATGAGTATTGAACAAGGTAAAAATAATCCAATGTGGAACGCAGGAGCAATGGCTACTCAATTCGGGAACTTTATTAACCAAAAAGTAATGACATCCAGAAAAGAATCAAGCCAATTCACTAATACGTTTTTAGTTGTAAACAAAGTTGGTGTACAACCAGCTGAAGTACCTATGGGTAGACCAAAAATGACTAATAAGGGCGGTGATACTATGTATTGGGACGCATCTATTGTACTTACTTTTGGAAATATTACTAATGCAGGGACATCTAAGGTAGAAGCTACTAAAGACAAAAAGAAAGTAGAATTTGCTTTGCGTACTAAAATATCTTGTGATAAAAATCATGTTAATGGTATTACTACAAAAGGAACTATAGTTAGTACAGTTCATGGATTTATTAAAGATGATCCAAACGCTATTAATAAGTATAAAAAAGAACACGCTCATGAATGGGTAGATATTCTTGGAGAAGGAAAGTATGAAGTAAGTATAGATGAATCAGAATGGAATGAAAAATCTGATATATCTGAAATAGTTGATGAAGAATAATATGAGTAATAAAAAAGATTTATTAAAACTACTTAATAAAATATCAGAAAATACAAACCAAACTGAAGATAAATAGTATGATAGAGTTATCTTAATAGATGGACTTAATATGTTTCTTAGAAATTTCGCTGTAATTAATTACATAAACGAAGCAGGAAACCATATTGGGGGATTAGGAGGTTTTTTAAGATCATTAGGATCTTTAATCACTCAAATTCAACCTACTTCTGTATATGTAGTATTTGATGGAGTTGGTTCTTCCATAAATAGGAAGAATCTACTCCCAGAATACAAATCTGGGAGAAACTTAGTTAGAGTTAACAGTGCTGTATTTGATGATATAGAAGAAGAACAAGATGCTAAAATAGATCAGGTTCGAAGATTAACCCATTATCTTCGATGTCTTCCTGTTAGCACCATTTCTATCGATAAGGTAGAGGCTGACGATATTATCGCTTATTATAGCGATTATTTACCGAATACTTATGACTCTAAAGTATACATTGTATCGAATGATAAAGATTATTTACAATTAATAAATGAAAAAGTCACTGTGTACCGCCCCGCTGAAAAAGAATTTTATACTAAAGAAACTATTAAAAGTAAGTTTGGAGTTCTAGCAGATAATTTCATTATTTATAAAACACTTTTAGGAGACAATTCAGATAAAATACCGGGTGTGAAAGGATTAGGTGAAAAAGGCATATTTAAACGTTTTCCTGAATTAAAAGATAGAGTATTAGATTTAGAAGATTTATTTGACTTATGTGCATTTAAACATAAAGAACATAATATATATTCTCAAATAATATTTTCTAGAAATAATTTAGAGAGAAATTATAAAATTATGAATCTCAAAAATCCACTGTTAGATGATGAAGAGAAAGCTTACTTAGAAGAAATAACAAAACAACCAATTCCTGAACTAAACAGTGAGGGGTTTTTAAGGTTGTATAATGAAGATGGGTTAAGCAAAACGATTAAGAATACAGATTATTGGTTAAGAGAAACATTTAAAGTATTAAACAGTTTTAAAAAATAAAGGTATGACAACAACAACATTATCAAATCTATCTCAATATGGGACTGGGTTTCAAGTTAAAGTATTATCTTCATTATTAACCCATAAAGAATTTCTATTAAACATTTATGATGTGTTAAGTGAAGATTACTTTGACTCCCAATCACATAAATGGATAATTAGAGAAATATTAAAATATTACGCTAAGTATCACACTAATCCAACTATGGAGGTGTTAAAAGTAGAATTAAAAAAAATAGACAATGAAGTATTACAAATTTCTATAAAGGAACAACTTAAAGAAGCATATAAATCCTCAGATGAAGACTTAAAATATGTTGAAGAAGAATTTAGTAATTTTTGTAAAAACCAACAATTAAAAAAAGCACTATTAAATAGTGTAGATTTATTAAATGCTGGAGATTATGATTCTATCAGGAGTCTAGTTGATAATGCTCTCAAAGCTGGCCAAGATAAAAATATAGGCCATGAATACAATAAAGATACTGAATCGCGTTATAGAGAAGAACACAGAGTAACAATACCTACACCATGGGATGAGTTTAATGAATTATTACAAGGTGGTTTAGGTAATGGTGATTTTGGGCTAATATTTGGTAACCCAGGTGGAGGTAAATCTTGGGCATTAATAGCTTTAGGAGGTGCCGCAGTAGAAGCAGGTTATAATGTTTTGCATTATACTTTAGAGTTAGGTTCTGATTATGTAGGAAGAAGGTATGACGCGTTTTTTACAGGTATAGATGTTAGTAAAATTACTAAACATAAAGATGTAGTACAAAAAGCTATCGAAAAATTACCAGGTAACTTAATCATTAAAGAATACTCACCAGGCAAAGCATCAATATCTACAATAGAATCCCATATTAAAAAATGCATTGATTTAGATTTCAACCCAGATCTAATAATTATAGATTACGTCGATCTATTAAGATCAAAGAAAAATAATCGTGAGCGTAAGGATGAAATAGATGATATTTATGTGAGCACTAAAGGATTAGCTAGAGAATTAAATATACCAGTATGGTCAGTATCTCAAGTTAATAGAACAGGTGCTAAAGAAGATATAATTGAAGGAACATCAGCCGCTGGAAGTTATGATAAAATAATGATTTCGGATGTTTGTATATCTCTTTCACGTAAAAAAGAAGATAAAGTAAATAGCACAGGTAGATTTCATATTATGAAAAACAGATATGGAGGTGATGGTATGACTTATAACGCTAAAATAAATACATCTAATGGATGTTTTGAAATATTAGGTGAATATGTTAAAGGTGAAAGTGATGATGATATAGTACCTACTAATAAACGAGTTAATTTTGATCAAATAGACTCAATGGACAAAAAAACATTAAAAAATAAATTTTTTGAAATACAACAAGCATCATAAATATGTCAATAACAAAACCAAGAGTATATTATAAACCATTTGAATATCAAGAGGCATTTAATTTCTATAAAGACCAACATAGAGCCCATTGGTTAGCTGATGAAGTACCTTTAGCGTCTGATTTAAATGATTGGAAATTAAAGTTAAATGAATCTGAAAAAAATCTAATAGGAAATATTCTTAAATCATTCGCTCAAACAGAAGTCCATGTAAATGATTATTGGTCAACAAAAGTATCTGTTTGGTTTCCTAAGCCTGAAATACAAGCTATGGCTCGTGTGTTTGCTGATTTTGAAAGCATCCATGCTGAAGCATATGCTCGTTTAAATGAAGAACTAGGTTTAGATGACTTTAAAGCATTTATGGAAGATGAAGTATCTAAAGCTAAAATTGATAGACTGATAGAAACACCAGGTACAACAATCGAAGAACAAGCATTATCTTTAGCTATATTTTCAGCATTTACTGAAGGAGTAAATTTATTTAGTTCATTTGCTATATTAATGAGTTTTCAATTAAGAAACTTAATGAAGGGTACTTCTCAAATTGTTGAATGGAGTGTACGCGATGAATCATTACATTCTCGAGCAGGATGTTGGCTATTCAGAACACTACTTGAAGAACAACCAGAACTAAATAATGAATATTTAAGAAATAAAGTTATAGAAGCATGCGAACTATCAGTAAATCTAGAATTTGATTTTATTGAGAAAGCATTTGAAATGGGAGATGTAGAAGGATTAAACATACATCAGCTTAAAAATTTCATTAAAGCAAGAGCAAATGAAAAAATAGTTGAACTTGGATATAATCCTGTATATAATAACATTGATCCAAATTTATTAAAACAAATGGAATGGTTTGGTCATTTAACAAGTGGTAAAACACACCAAGATTTCTTTGCGGGGAGGAACACTTCTTATGCTAAATCAACTGGGGACTGGAGTGATCTTTAATAATTAAATTAAAATTATGAGTAATATACAAATAGATACAAGTACATGGGTTAAAGGAAAATCTTACCCTGAATGGATGGATGACATTGCCGTTAGTATGATTTCAAAAGGTTATTTATTACCTGATGAAGACGTATTTGACGCTTTTAAACGAGTGAGTAAAGCATCAGCTCGTAGATTAAAACGTAAAGATTTACAGCCTATATTTTATGAGGCAATTGTAAAAAACTGGTTATGTTTAGCTTCACCAGTATTATCAAATTTAGGTACAGAACGCGGAATGCCTATATCTTGTTTTGGAATTGATGTGGGTGATTCTATTGAAGGAATTGCTGACGCAAATTCTGAATTAATGAGACTATCATCTCAAGGTGGTGGAGTTGGTATAGGAGTATCTCGCATTAGAGGTAGAGGGAAACCAATTAAAGATAATGGTGTTTCTGAAGGCGTAGTACCTTGGTGTAAAATATATGATTCAACGATTTTAGCTACTAATCAAGGCTCAGTACGTAGAGGTGCAGCATCTGTTAACTTAGACATTAACCACCCAGATATTGAAGAATTCTTAGGTATTCGTCGTCCTAAAGGAGATGTTAATCGTCAGTGTTTAAATCTACATCAGTGTGTAGTAATAGACGATGCATTTATGGATAAACTCGAAAATAAAGAACCAAGATCTTTAAAATTATGGGGTGAAATTCTTAAAACACGTCTTGAAACGGGTGAACCTTATATTATGTTTAAAGATAATATAAATAAAACCAATCCTGATGGTTATAAGAAGTTAAATTTACAAGTTACAATGACTAATATCTGTGTCACGGGTGATACAAAAATTCATATTAAAATAGCTGAAGGAGAAAAAGAAATTGAAATACAAGATCTTGAATTCACTCTCCAAACCAACCCAGAAGTATATATTTTAAGTTATAATCAAGACACACTTGAAAAAGAATATAAACTTGTTACTAACTTTGGAATGACAAATCCAGATGCTGAAATTTTAGAAGTAGAGGATGAAGTAACGGGATTTAAATTACAGTGTACACCTGAACATAAAATTTTAACTAAAAATCGTGGTTGGGTTGAAGCACAACATTTAACTGAAGAAGATGAACTTATTTATTAAACAACATAAAACCGAAAAAATTCCTACCTCTAAAGGTACATTTTTAGGACTATCTAAAAATCAATCAACTAGAAATTTGGATATAGGAGATTATTTTTGTATATTTAATGAGAAAGAAGATTTATTGGTTTTTATTCAAAAAGAATGGCGAAAGATATGGTTTTTAAATGTTATAGAGGATAAAATAGTAGGTGAAATAGAATATAATGTTTTAATAGATAAAACTAATATAATTGAATCTACTGATGAATTTATTGATACTTATAATCTGGAATTAAACCAATTAAAAACACAATTAAAATAATTTATTTTTCTTAGATTTTTTCTTAGATCTACAATATTTATAATCGATGGGACGTATTAAAAAATATTTAACAGAACATGAACGTATTCTTAAACAACGAGAGTATAGTAAGAAATATTACTGGTCTAATAAAGAAAAAATCGATGAAAAACTTAAACAAAGATATCACGAACGAAAAAAACCTTAAATATATTGTTTATATAACAACTAATTTAATAAATTGTAAAAAATATATAGGTTCTCATGTTTGTAAAGATTTAAATGATGGATATTTAGGAAGCGGTACTTCTCTCAAACAAGCATTTAAAAAATATGGTAAAGAAAATTTCAAACGAGAAATTTTAGCTATGGTAGATTGCCCTAAAATAATGAAAGAGTTAGAAGAATACTACATAGATTATTATAGTGCTTTCATCTCTAAATTATTTTACAATAGAAATAGAAAAGGTGTTGGGTATCCATACGGAAGGAAAAAACCTGAATGGCATAGTGAAAATTTAAGAAAAGCTCATTTAGGTAAACCAAAAGGACATAAAGGTAGAGTTTCTCCAATGAAAGGAAAAACACAATCTATAGAATCTAGAGAAAAAGCTAGACTAAACAATATAGGAAAAAACAATAAAACAGTACTGCAATTTAATTTAAATAATAACTTTGTTAAAGAGTGGGAATCACAAACAATAGCAGCACAATCTTTAGGTAAAAAAACAGGATCAGCTATTGGAGAGTGTGCAAAAGGTAAAAGACCAACAATTTATGGTTATAAATGGAAATATAAAGAAAACTAAAAAAATATGGGATTAAAAATAACAAAACTTCAAAATAAAAAATCTGTATATGATGTAACAGTACAGGACAATCAAAACTTTTACGCGAATAATATAGTAGTGCATAATTGTTCTGAAATAGCTTTATACACAGATGAATTACATTCGTTTATTTGTTGTTTATCATCGCTTAATTTAGCTCGTTGGGATGAATGGAAAGATTATAAGTTTGAAAATGGAATGACTTTACCTGAAGTAGCTTGTTGGTTTCTTGAAGGTGTATTACAAGAATTTATTGATAGAGCTAAAAACATTAAATTCATGGAAAATACTGTTCGCTCAGCTATTAAAGGCAGAGCGATAGGAATTGGTGTTTTAGGATGGCATACACTACTACAATCAAAGAAATTACCATTTGTAGGTATTCAAGCAACAGCTTTAACTAGAATTATATCTGAGTTTATTCAAAAAGAAGCATTAAAAGCATCACAAGAACAAGCAGCAATCTATGGTGAACCAGAATGGTGTATAGGTACTGGATTAAGACATTCACATCATTTAGCTATAGCCCCAACTGTATCTAATGCGCATATTTCAGGAGGAGTATCACCATCAATAGAACCAATACCAGCAAATGTTTATAATCTTAAAACAGCTAAGGGTGTATTTATAAAACGTAACAAAATTCTTGAAGCATTATTAGAATCTAAAGGCTATAACATTGACAGCGTTTGGGATCAAATATTAAAAGACCATGGATCTGTAGTTAACATACCCAATTATATCCTTTCAGATGAGGAAAAAGCAGTATTTTTAACATTTAAAGAAATAAATCAATTAGAAATAGTTCGTCAAAACGGTGTTCGTCAACATTATATAGATCAAGCAATATCATTAAATTTATCGTTTGATCCTAATGATTCTCCAAAATGGATTAGTACAGTCCATAAAGAAGCTCATAAATTAGGTGTTAAAACATTATATTATTTAAGAACTGAATCTGTACTTCGTGGTGATAATTTACAAAGGTTAAGTGAGTGTGTTAGTTGTGAGAGCTAGGCGATCTTGCATATTCTTCGCATATTTATAATAAATAATATTATGAAGCGAGGAATATACAAAATAACTAACCCTGAAGGTAAAATTTATATTGGTTTATCTAAAGATATAGATTTAAGATGGACTCATTATAAAAACAGTTCTTCTATGAATGGTAATTCTTTATTAAAAGATTCATTAAAAACATGGAAATATGATAACCATATTTTTGAAATTAAAGAATTAATCCAATATAATACTGCGTTAACTGAAAAGGAAAATAATAAGATATTAAGAGAACGAGAGAAATATTGGATTAATTTTTATGAATCTGATAAAAAAGGTTTAAACCAAAATAAAGGAGGATGTGGACCTGGTAAACACACTAAAGAAAGCAAATCTAAAATATCTCAAGCTCTTAAGAATAAACCTAAACCTTCAGATTTTGGGACTAATAGAAAAAAATGGCAACATACTGAAGAATTTAAGAATAAAGCAAAACTAGCGCCTAGATGTCCTATTTTAGTATTTAAACTAAATGGTGATTTTGTCGGAGAATTTCCAAACCAACAACAAGCCGCAGATTTTATAGGAGCTAAAAAAAACGCAATATGGAATGCTTTAAATGAACATCCTAATAAAAATGGAAAACCTATTACCCAAGTAAAAGGATTCAAATTTAAGTATAAATAAAACTTACTGTTAATGATTTAGGGACCCTTCGGGTCCCTTTCATATTTATATAAAACCAAAACACATAACTATGAACTTTAAACAATGGCTTTTAGACCTATTCAAAGATGAACGTGGATCTACTTCAATCAAACCAGTAGTAGCCCTAATAGGTACTTTATTTCTTTGCGTGACTATGACATTAAATAGCTATACTCATGAGCAATTTAAACCAGCCCCAGAATTAGTAAATGCAGTATTAATAATTACAGCAATTGGTATGGGTGCAGACTCTATTGACAAATTTACTCATAGACCTTCAAACAATACTGAATCTAAAAGTTAATGATCTATCTTTACAGACATATACGTTTAGATAAAAATGAACCTTTTTATATTGGTATTGGAGAGGATAAAATAACTCAAGAATACCAATATGTAAGGGCTCATGATAAAACTAATAGAAGTAAATGGTGGAAAGATATAGCTAAAAATGGTTTTAATGTTGAAATAATCCTTCAAGATATACCTACTTGGGATGAAGCATGTTTAAAAGAAACAGAATTTATATCCTTATATGGCCGATCAGACAGAAATTTAGGTTCATTATGTAATATGACAGACGGAGGTGAAGGTTTTAAAGGACCAAGAACTGAAGAGAATAAACAAAAATTACGTAAACCTAGAAAAGAAGGTACTGGAGATAAAATACGACAAGCTTTATTAGGAAGAGAAATCACATGGGTTGATAAAATGAAAAAACCAAAACCCGAAGGATTTGGAAAAAAATTATCTTTAAATAAAGAAAAAACAGAAAAAAATAGAAATAATAGATTAGAAAATGATTGGTTAGCACATAAAATATTAGATACTAGAAATAATATTTATTATAAATCATTCAATGATTGTTGTCGCCAATTAAATATAAAACATTACCAAGCATATAAATTAATATCTCAAAATATCTTAATCAAACAAAAATAAATAAATAATGGACTTACAAAAATTAAAAGGACATATTCCTGATAACGTTATTGAACAATTGCCTGATACAATAGCTAAATTTACTACAAAGAAACCAAACCCAATCGTTCCATCTGAAACAACACCAGAAGTATAAATATGTTTTCAAGTGATAATGTGATAATAATGATCTCTGGTATAGTTATGGGGCTTGGCTTTATAATTGGATCAGCAGTCTATGTCAATAAATTATTTGTACATCAAACTAGAGATGTATTAGTTAGATTTATACTAATGATATTTGCATCTCTAGTCGCACTATTTATAGTAGATAAAGTAATCGCATTTAAGATTAAATTATTGAATGATGAAATGAGTAATCAGTTATTTGATATGATTAAGACATTAACCTTGATGATATTTTCATATTATTTTGGAACACAGAAAACTAATAATGATAAACCTATTGAAAATTAAAATATGAATTTAGAAAAATTAAAAGGACATATTCCTGATAATGTTATTGAGCAATTGCCAGAAACAATGGCTAAATTTGGACTTGATACCCCAATAAAATTAGCTCATTTTTTAGCTCAAGCTGGACATGAATCGGGCGGGTTTAAAGTAGTGAATGAAAACTTAAATTATGGAGCTAAAGGCCTTCGTAGTATTTTTGGTAAATATTTCCCAACAGATGAAAAGGCTCTACTTTATGAACGCAAACCTGAAAAGATTGCAAATCTAGTATATGGTAGCCGTATGGGAAATGGGACTGAATCAACAGGCGATGGCTATAAATTCAGAGGCAGAGGCTATATCCAACTCACAGGTAAAGATAATTATGATGCTTTAGGTAAAGTAATAGGAGAAGACCTAATAACTAACCCAGACTTAGTAGCGACTAAATATCCATTAATGTCAGCGGCATGGTTCTTTACAAGATGTTTACCAAAATGTAAAGATGCTACAGATGCTTCAATCACAGCCGTTACAAAATGTGTAAATGGAGGAACTATTGGAATTGAAGATAGAACAAAACACTTCAATGAATATTACGCCTTGTTAAAATAAAATTAAATGATAAAGCTAACTAAAATATTACTTGAAATACTAGAAGAAGATAGATGCAAACGTATTGCTGATAAAAAATATGATAAACCATCAGCATATAAATCAGGTGCTATAGTTAGATGTCGTGATGGTAAAATCTGGAAAGATTTAAAAGAAGATGAATCACTCCATACTTGGTTTAAACATCAAGGCCCATCAGGTAAAGAAGGTGGTTGGGTAGATTGTAATACATGCCGTAGAGATAAAACAGGAAAGAAAAAATGTAAAGCTTGTGGTAGGAAAGAAGGAGAAAAACGCAGTAAATATCCATCATGTCGTCCAACACCATCTCAATGCCCACAATCAGGTAAAGGTAAAAAGTGGGGAAAAACAAAATGATCAAATTATTAAATATACTAAGAGAAGCTATAGATTTAGAATCCTATTTATTGAATTGGATGAATAGTGGCGCTTTATCTGTTAATAAAGATATTCCTCATTCTTTTGTTTTAGAATTAGGAAAACAAGGCTATAAAAAATACGGCACTATTTATAGGTGTATTTTTTTAAAACGTAAAGAAATAGCAGGAATGGATAATAATAATTTGAAGAATTTTATATGGAAAAAATATAAAGGCAATTATACATCGTTTTCATCTGAAAAAGATGGAGCAGAATGGTTCGCTACTGCTATGAGTAGAGATATTAAAATTCCTATTATAATAAAACAAGAATCTGAATATTATGATGTATATCAATGGTATGAAGATAATAAACATAGACTTGGGAAGCAAATTGAGTTTGAAGAAATAGAAGATACTCATGAATGTATATCAACATTAAATAGAAACTTCAAAATAATAAAACTTGAAAAATAAAAGACCTTACTAAAAGTTTGGTCTTTTAATTTCTTGTAATTATATTTATACAAAATAAAAGTTTTAAAATGCGAAAAATAAAAGTTTTTCATGAAGTTCCTTTTGAACTATTAGAATTAAGTAGAGAGTTTACAGATGGAGACTATTGTCTTCCTCATCTATTAGACCATAATGAAGAATACCGTAAATATTTTTACGAGGCTAAAGCAAAAAATCGTTATATTATAATGGATAATTCACTCCATGAACTAGGAACAGCATATAATACAAACCGCTTACTTTACTGGATAAATGAACTCCAGCCAAATGAATTTATTATCCCAGATGTCTGGGAAAATAAAAACGCTAGTATAGTGAATGCTAGAGAATGGATTCAAATATTATTACCTGAAACCACTATTAAAGTAGTTGTAGTACAAGCGAAATCAATCACTGAAGCTATAGAATGCACACAAACATATATTGACTTGGGATACAAAAAGATAGCGTTTTCTTATGGCGCATCTTACTATAATAATATTTGCCCCCACCCAAATCAAGATTTAGGTAAAGCATTAGGTAGAATATCAGTTATATCTACTCTATATAAATTAAAAATATTAACACCAACAAGCCGAATACATCTACTAGGATGCTCAGTCCCACAAGAATTTGGTTGGTATAAAGGAATAGATTGTGTTGAATCAATAGATACTTCAAATCCAATAATGGCGGGAATTGAAGGTAAACTTTATTCATTGAGTGGTTTAAATAGTAAACCTACAGCTAACATGAATGAAGTTCAAAGCGAAACATTCACTGAAGATATTATTAATCTTATTGATACTAATGTTAAAATGTTTAGAGTTATAAATGAACTAAAATGATATCACTTTACGATTATTTAGGCAAACCAGCTGGCTCAGCATTAGGTAAAGAAATTTACATATATGCTAAATCTGTTAAAGCTAATATTGGAGAAAAAATAGTATCTATTTCTCCTTATAAGAACGGATTAATAAGAACATATGAAAAAGAATTCTTAGACAAATATTTTGAAATATATAAAAAATAAATTATGTATATAAGTGTAGATATCGATATAGACGATATATTGTATGGTTTAAGATCTCGGGATCAAAAAGAACTACTAAAAGAACTTCTTGATGAGATGGATATAGATGATGTTCTTAGTATAATCAAATCACATGAAGATTATAAAGATGAAGCTTCTCAAATTCAAACTACCCTTATGGGAGATGATGCGAATTTTAATGCAGCGTGTGATAAAATAAGTATAAATCGTTGGAGAATTTCCCTAGAACAAGAACAATTAGTATTACAAATAGCTGATAAACTTTAAATAAATAATTTAAAAGATTTTAAATATGACAATAACTGAAATAGTAAGTAAGTATACCGATTACGACGATAAACTTAATAAAGAATTAGATGGTCATCCTTGGGATCTAAAAGAAGATTTAGAAAAATATACTAAAGAAATAATAACTAAATGCGCTAAGGAAATCTTTGATTGTAATTGGGAATTACACTCCTCAGACGATAATATTAAATGGGCTATTGAAAAATTAATTAAATAATATGAAAAAACAAGTTGTAATATCTTTATCAGGAGGGTTAGACTCCAGTACTTTACTCCTACATTATCTATCTGCAGGATATGATTGTACCTGTATCTCATTCGACTATGGACAGAAACATAAAATCGAACTAGAACGAGCTACAGAATTAGTTAACTACATAAATTCAGATCCATCACAAGGATGGCTAAGTAAAGATTATTCTAAAGTTAAACATCAGATTATTAAATTAGATGGTTTATCTCAATTACTAAATTCATCTTTAGTAGAAGGTGGAGAAGAAGTACCTGAAGGTCATTACGCTGAAGAAAATATGAAAGCTACTGTAGTACCTAACCGTAATAAAATATTTGGTAGTATTGTTCAAGCAGTAGCATTATCTATAGCTACTCAAACAAATAATGAATGTCTTATCGCTTTAGGCATTCATGCTGGAGACCATAGTATTTATCCTGATTGTAGAGAAGAATTTAGAGATGCTGATTATAAAGCTTTTCAATTAGGCAATTGGGATTCACATTTAGTGAAGTATGACGCTCCATTTCTACAAGTTAATAAATTTGATATTTTAAAACATGGTTTAGAATGCTGTATAGAATTAGGTCTAGATTTTGATAAAGTATATAAACATACTAATACATCTTATAAACCAATATACATAGAATTAAGAAGTACTAAAGGACAATTTTTAGGATATCAAGTATACTCAGATTATAAATCAGCAGCTTCAGTAGAACGAATAGAGGCTTTTATTAAGTTAGGTCGTCCTGATCCTGTAGAATACGCTGATGAAACAGGTCCTGTATCTTGGGAAACAGCTAAAGCTCATGTTAAAGAAGTTCTAAAAAATCATTTGGTTGCTTAAAGATAAAATGCTATTTTTATAGCATGATAAAAAGACAAAAAGAAGAAAAACAACAATTTTATGTTGTCTTAAATCAAAACGGAGAAGTATTTAGTGGTCTGTTAGGTGGTTATCCAAGCTGGTCGTTTAACTGGGATGAAGCTAAGCCATTAGGACACACTAATACTTCAATGCTTAAAAGATATGACTCTAAAATTGAATTAATTAAAGAAGAAGAATTTTAAAAATTAAATTATATGAAACAACTATTTTATTTTTACGGTCCATGGTGCCAACCATGCAAATCATTTAGTCCAGTAATAGACCAAGTATCTAAAAATATTTCTGTCCGCAAAATAAATATTGATTATGAACCTGATGTTATAGGTAGATTCAATGTATCAAGTGTACCTACAGTTATTCTCGTAGAGAATGAAAGAGAAGTTCGTAGGTTTGTAGGTGTTAAATCTTATAACGAAGTAATAAATTTTGTAAATAATGGCTAGATATATTTCAACAAAAACATTTGATAACTATTCTGTAGCTATCAGACAATGGAAAGCACAACATTCGCATTGTCAATTACTCCATGGGTATGGAATTTATTTTAAAGTGTGGTTTGCATCAAATGAACCAGATATTGATAAACAATTAGATGATATGAATTGGATTGTTGATTTTGGAGGTTTTAAAACACCACCTAAAGGTAATGGTTTAAAAGATTGGATGAACTACATGTGGGATCATACTTTATTGATTGAAAAAGATGATCCATATCTTGATTTCTTTAAATCAGCTGAAATGGAGGGTCTATGTCATCTAAGAGTTATGGATAAAATGGGTTGTGAAAGTTTAGCTAAGTTAGTTTTTGATAAATTTAATGATGTGTTATCTAAAACAGATGCTGGTCGTTGTAAAGTTATTAAAGTAGAATGTTTTGAACATGGTAAAAATTCATCAATTTATCAAGAAGATTAAATAAGTTTGGAGTCCCGTAAGGGACTTCTTATTTTTACAACATAAAAAAATAACAAGTTATGAAAATTGGTTACAAAGGATTTAACAAACATTTAGTTTGTCGAGAACAAAAATTTGAAATAGGCGCAACTTATTCTAAAAATGAGGTTAATCATAAACCAAGACTATGTTCTGATGATGGGTATCATTATTGTAATACTTTAGGAAAAGTATTTAATTATTATCGAAATGATAATGATAATAGATTTTGTGAAATTGAAGTATTAGGCAATGTTACTGAAGATAATGAAAAATCTATCACAACATCTTTTAGAATCATTAGAGAATTGTCTAAAGAAGAAATAGAAAAACTAATAAAAGTAGAAACGCATGGTAAAATAAAAGAAAATTTTAACATAAACTCATTGAAAGAATTCCAGACTAAATATCCTATGACTTTTATAGGAGGCTCAACAGCATTATATATACATGGAATAAATTTAAAGCGCTGGAATAATTTAGGTAGTATGGATTGGGATGTGATAATGCCATATTTTATTTTATTTGAAAATGAATCTAATGGGGAGATACGTTATGAACAAGCTAAAAAATCAGGAAATGATTTTGACGAAACGTTTTTTGTAGATTTACCAAAGGGTAATTATGTAAAAATGGATGTTAGAATAGATCCAAAAGCTCGTTATGAAATAGTCGAATTTGATGGGTTTAAATTTAAAGTAACTCCATTACTCACAATTATTGAAGCCAAAATGCGCTACGCAATGCAAGGTAATTTAAAACATGAAGCCGATCTTATAGAAATGTTACTAAAAAAATAAGTTATGACATATAACGAAATAAATGGTGACCTTATAGAACTCGCCAAACAAGGTAAATTTGACGTTATCGCCCATGGTTGCAATTGTTTTTGCAACATGGGCGCGGGTATAGCTCCACAAATGGCAAAAGCTTTTTATGCTGATAAGATGGAAATGGAAAAACAAAAATATAAAGGCGACATAAACAAGCTAGGTACAATTGATTACCATGAGGTTACAGATACTGGTAACGAACTCCGTTTATCAAATCCTAATGATTTGTATGTTGGTGATGTCTTAGTTACAATAGTTAACTGTTACACACAATACAAGTACGGTAAAAATTATACTGACAGTATGGCGAAACCATTAGATTACGAAGCGTTGACATTATGTATGCGCAAGATCAATCTTATTTTCAAGGCGTTACATATTGGATTACCACAAATCGGAGCAGGTTTAGCGGGTGGTGATTGGGAACGCATCAAACAAATTATTCAAACAGAACTCAAAGATTGTAATGTAACAATAGTAATTTACGATAAAAAATAAGTTTGGATATTTAAAATATATTTTTTACATTTATTAAAATAAATAATATGAAAACAATTCTCAGTAATGGAATCTACAAACGTGTAGATAATGAAGTAGCTGATCATGAAGTATCATTTGGCAGAGCTAAATTTGTACCTAAATCAGAATGGAAATCAAAGGTACGTGATGTCAAATCAGAAGAAATAGTTATAGCTGAAGCAAAAGGTGAAGTAACTAAGTCTAAAAAAGCTGAAAAATCAGCTAAGTTAAAAGCAAAACAAAGATCATAATATGAGTAAAATTAACCCAAATAAACTATTAATCTCCAGCGACTTTTATAGTGTTCAAGGAGAAGGCATATCGTCTGGTATCCCATCATATTTTGTACGTTTAGGTCTTTGTAATTTAACTTGTGGTATGAGCAATAAATTTCTCAACCAGCTTGTTAAAGAACAAAAGCTAGAAGATGGAGAAATATTTAAAGGTGATCTAGAGTTAGAAGGTAAAGCAACTTGGACTTGCGATTCAACTTCACAGTGGGCTTGGAGAGGTGAAGATAAAGAGTTTCAGTATCTGACAGACCAATGGAAAGAACAAGATATCTATAATGATATTTTAAATGGTACTATTCATATAATTTGGACAGGCGGTGAGCCTACAATTAAAGGACATCAACAAGCTATTGTAAACTTTGTTCAACATATGTGGGAACATAGTCCATATTATATCCCATTCCATGAAATCGAAACTAATGGTACAAATTACATTGAGCAACCACTATTTGAAATACTGAACCAAATCAACTGTTCTCCAAAACTATCAAATTCAGGTTTATCTGAAAAACAGCGTATTAAACCTGAAGCTATTAAGCGTATAATGGAACATTCAAATTATCAATTCAAATTCGTAATTTCTAATGAAAAAGATGTACAAGAAATATTTCGCGACTTTATCGTACCATTTAGCATACCTTTGTCCAAAGTTGTTTGTATGCCAGGATTAGATGATGTAGCTAATTTCGAAGAGAGAACACGTTTTGTTTTAGAAATGGCTAAGAAGTATAAGTTCAGAGGTCTTACTCGATTGCATATAGCAGCATGGAACAAAACGCTCGACTGTTGATTTTTGTAATTCCATATATTTATATTCTATTAGAAAACACTAAACATATAGTATGAAACTTCAGAACCGAAAAGCATATTACGAATACCATATACTCGAAGAATATACTGCAGGTATAATGTTAGTTGGTTCTGAAGTTAAATCTATTCGTGATAGTAATATTAATTTTAAGGATAGCTATATTTATACCCACAACAATGAAGTGTTTGTAAAACAAATGTTTATAGGAAAGTATAAACAAGCTATAAATACGAACCATGAAGAAGTTAGAGATAGAAAACTATTGTTAACTAAAAAACAAATACGAGACATTCAAAAACAACTTCAAGTAACAGGTATCACATCTGTACCCTTAGAAATGTTTGAATTAAATGGTAAATTTAAAATAAAAATAGCTATAGCTAAAGGTAAAAAACTATACGATAAGCGAGAATCAATAAAAGAAAAAGACATTAAAATACAAACACAAAGAGAATTAATATGAGATACATTATTATAAAGCACATACCTATAACTCCAGAACAAATACTACCTGTAATTATGTTGGACACCCATTCTGAAGTATGGGAATTTGAACATGAAGCAGACGCTAAAGACATGGCTGCTTTATTAGAAGCAAATTCTTATTCTGGAAGTAAATATGAAGTTAAAATAGTATGACACCGACCCAACTTGAAAAATTAGTAAAAAATAAAGCTAAAGCTTTATTATTCTTTAATGCTGATTATTGTGACGCTTGTCATCAGACATACCCTATAATGGAGCAAATAAAAGAATTAAAATCTGATTATCAATATTATGATCTAGATGTAGATGATGCTGATAATGATGAAATATCAGAACTACTTAAAATAGATTATATGCCTACTCTAATTATACTATCTGAAGATAAATTAAGAAGATATAATGGTAGAAGAGAAATTATAAAATATTTGGAATCTCAAGATTAAATTATTACATTCAAAAGAAAAGTTATATAATGGAGTTATTAAAAAAATCGAATGGTAATCTATCTCGTACACAAGAAGAGATAGATAATATGATTACCGAAGCCGCCATACATTATGGTAATTTTCTAAACGCTGTAGGGTTTGACTATAAAGCAGATCGCCAAACCGAAGATACACCTATGAGAGTTTCAAAGGCTTGGCTCAAAGATTTAATCATAGGTTCAATCTCAGATGAGCCGAATATTACAGTATTTCCTAATGATGAGGGTTATAGTGGATTAGTAATTCAGTCAGGTATTCCTATTGTTAGCATGTGCGCTCACCATAATCTAGCTTTTACAGGATATGCTACAGTAGCATACGTACCAGATAAAAACGTGATTGGATTATCTAAATTAAATCGTATTGTAGAATGGTTTTCTCGTCGTCCGCAAATGCAAGAATCACTAACACAACAAATACATGACTATATAGCAAATAAAATGAACTGTAATTCAGTAGCTGTTAGTATTGCTTGTAAACATACTTGCTGTAGTTCAAGAGGAATAAAGCATAATTCAACAATGACAACTAACAAATTTTCTGGGGTATTTATGGATCCTAGTAACTTAATCAGGGAAGAATTTCTTCACGCTATCGAGATGAATGGTCCTAAATTTTAATTATAAAAAATATGTCAACATTAGAAACTCAATATAGAAATTATAAGGAATGTAATCCATTATCTGATTTTACATTTGAACAATGGCAAACATGGAATGCTAATTTATTAGCTAGCGCCATAGCTAAATATAGAGAAGATAAACCTAAAATATTAAAAGATATAGAAAATCAAAATTATGTCCCATTTGTTTCAGAGGTAGAAATATTTAATAAAACAATGGGTAAACCAAATAATTATACACCTAACATCCCTGATGAAAAAGAATGGAAATTTGTATATGATTTTATTCTTGAAGAATTAGAAGAATATAAACATGCTTGTGAGACAGGAAATATAGTAGAAATATTAGATGCTCTATGTGATATCACATATGTCTCTTTAGGTAATGGAGCTATGCTTCATGGTCTTAAAGATAAGATTATACCCGCTTATCAAGAAGTACAAGCATCAAACATGTCTAAAGCTTGTAAAACATTAGAAGAAGCTGAAGAAACAGTTATAGTAAGAAGTAAACAACAAGGCGAACCTTGCCATATTGAGCCGCAAGGTGAATATTGGGTAGTGTATAGGAGTCGTGATAGAAAAGTAATGAAATCAATAAACTATTTTAAACCAAATCTAAATCAATTTTTTTAAAAATGAGAAATCTAAACGAAATCGTAGCAGATTTAAAACACAACATTGAATGGTCTCAACCAAACATGAGATACAACAACTTAATGGAACTAGTCACAGAACTAGAACAAGCATTAACCCCTAAAGTAACAACACAACCTGAAACTTTAGTCGAAGAAGCAATAATAGAAGAAATACTCCCAGAAACTATAGTAACGGGAAGTATAGAAGATGAAGAAACAGTTACCCCTAAAAAAGGTAGAAAGCCATCTACTAACGCTTAAAAAAATAAGTTTAGATAAGTTTGGAGTCCCGCAAGGGACTCCTTATCTTTATGATATAAGATAATAACATGCAAGAACAATTTGTACCATACGAGATAGCTGAACA